GCGATGCGCCAACAGATTGACCAAATAGTTAATCCTGTTCCGGACCCAGAATTTATTGGTGCTGAACGTATAGGCGAAATAGGGGAACGTTTCTACCAGAGGGCTGCCGAAGGTCCTGCGGGCGCTGCGGTTATAGGTGAGGGAACTTCTCCTCAAATGTATCAACAACGTTTGCCTGATTACGAAACACGTTACGAATACAACCCTGATACAAGCTACGACCAACAGCCATTCAAATATGGAAAGCCGTCCACTGACCTTCCATTAGCGGAACAGCGTGTGACCATAACGCCACAGGAAATTGAGGAAACAATTAGGGCAAATGAAATGAAAACACTTGCCCACAATTTTGACCTTTTAACTCAAAATGTTTCCAACCAAGTTAAACAAGCAAAACTTAATTCTGCGCCAAAAGGCAACGCAGCAAAAGTTGCAGCGGATGTCAACATAGTTGACACCGCAGCGTTGGAACAAATAGAGAACGCCAAACAGGCTTTAAAGAACGCACAGAAAACTGGTGCGCCCACACCAACGGAAGATGTGCTGATTAACATTGGCGTACAGCAAGCAGAGATTTTGAATACGGTGGCTGATTTGCCAACCGAAACAGTTGAGGCAAGGTTGATGGACGGTTTGTCTGGAAACATGAAACCAGTGTCCGTTGTTAACGCTGATGGTAGCGTCACACAAATACCTGTTCCTGATGCCTCAACAATGGTCCAACAAACTTTGCGAGATGGATGGGTGCGTTTAAGTGAATATTTCCCAAACATTGCTGTCACAAAAGAATTTAAAGAGCTTTGGGACAACGCAAAATACCTTGAAGACCCACGAGTTATTAAAGAACTAACAAGATACATCGGTGGGTTCACAAAATTCCATAAAGCTTACGCAACTTTGACCCCAGGTTTTCATGTTAGAAACATTATTGGTAACTCGTTTCAATATATTTTAGCTGGTGGAAAAATAGAAAACCTTAAACCTGCATCAAAAATATATTTTGATTGGATTTCCGCATACAAAAAAGGTAGCACGTGGGAAGAGTTTGTTGGCGGTCTTGACGAGATAGACCGTGTTGCGGCTGATACTGCAAGGAACGCAATGTTGGGTTCCGGTGGTGGTATTTATGGTGATTTGTTTCACGAAGTTATTCGTGGGAACAAAATTTACGATAACCGTGTAACAAGGTTTTCTCGTAAATATGGTCAAATGTCTGACAACATGTCACGATTCATTTTGGGTTTTGACAGCGCAAAACAAGGTATGGATGCGGGTACAGCTACGGCAAGGGTAAGAAAGTTTTATTTTGATTACGAAGATTTGTCGCAGGCCGACAGGTTGATGAAACAGTTTGTTCCGTTTTGGATTTGGAGTTCACGCAACTTACCATTGCAACTCGAAAACATGTGGTTGAATCCTAAGCCGTACGCAATTTATAATAGTTTTGTTCGCAACATCCGCGACAAAGAAGCAGAAGAATATCAACCACTACCTTCGTTCTTACAAGAAGTGGAAGCGTTTCAACTTCCAGGAGTTGGTGCCTATGCTGCACCGGATTTAAATTTTACAAGAATTCAACAACAGTTGTCACAGTTGGCCAACCCTAAAAAGCTTGGTACGAACCTTAACCCTGTGTTTAGGCTTCCAGCTGAACAGGTTATTGGGCAAAATTTATACAATGATAAAGCAATAGAATCAACCCAGGATAGATTAGTTAATCTTTTGCAGGGACTTGTTGTACCTGTAGCAACTGGCGACCGTTTGTTAAACTCTTACGGCGACGCCAAGATTAATGCTTGGCTAGGGTTCTTTGGTTCACCAGTAAGAAAACGAAAGGCAGAATAATATGAGAGCAAAAAAAACATATACAGGCAACAAAGATGGGTTGGCATCTGGTGAAAAACCAGGATTAACCGAATTGGTTAAGCACTTGGTTTACTTAAGTGGTGGTGCGTTGTGGAACAACGGCACCTTCGTCAATAGACCCAAAAGGGGTTCTGAGAGCCTCTCTGTGCACGCTACAGGCAGGGCGGTGGACCTTAGTTATCGCAAGACCCCAACAAAGGGTTTGCGTAATGGTCGTGCTGCAGCCGAACACATGGCTGACTTTCTGGTTCGTCATGCAGACGAACTTGGTATTGAATTAGTTTTGGATTATTTCCCAGAGCCACACGGTCGTGGCTACAACTGGACCCGTGGTACTTGGCAGAAATACACCAAGCCGACAATACATGGTGCGCCAAAAGGTGATTGGTTGCATGTTGAATTGAGTCCTCAATGGGCTGACTCTAAACAGAAGGTTCGGGATTCGTTTCTGAAGATATTTCCGCAGGCTCAATAAACTCGTAAACCTCGGCTCGTTGAGCGAACTTGCCTTGCAAGTATCGCTCAAATTCTTCTTTATCACCGTACATTTTGGCTTCACTCAGAATCTGTAGTGGGGCTACGTACACAATCATGTCATAAGGGATTGCCATAATCCCGCAGCAATTACCCCCGTCTTGGTCAATTGTGGACGCAACGTGAATGTAATTGTTGTTGTAGGCAACAATGTAACCAATAGAAATGTTTGGGGTTTCGGGCTTGGGGTTGTAGTGCTCAACACTCATCCACTCATCTTCCGAGTAGGCGTCGTCCCAAAGTACAATTACTGGCCTCATTGTGGTTCTCGTTTCCATAACTCTTGCTGTGCGACGCGGAGTTCCGCGCGCATAGCTTCCAATATGATTTCCAATTCTTCTACTCGGTCACGAAGATAGCGTTCTGTTTCTGCTTGTGTTTCTGATGGTTCATTTTGCATACGGGTCTATCCCTTCGTCTTCTAAATGTTCTTCAATTGTACCAATAAGAGCATCTAAAAATCCCATTATGTGCATCCATGCTTCTATGTTTCCTTGCGTTCCATAATGATAAGCGCGACATAATCTTATGGCGCTGTCGTTAGTAGCAGATAAAACAACATTGACTCCATTGTCTAGGTTCTGTTGAAGACTTTTTGCTTTTGATTCTATTTCTTCAACTTGTTTAGCAGGAATAATGTCGTATATCCAACCGTACGACTCTTCACTTGACATGTTTTTTCTTTTTGTTGTGAACATATAAACAATTTGTTTGCAAACCATTTTCAAGAACTCCTTGACCGACATCAATTGGCCCATAATGTTTTTCCAGTATTGCTGCAATTTCTTTTGCTGTAACCGGCATTTCAAATCCAATCACTAACTGACTCGTTCGCATAATTCTCTCCTAATTCCAAATGAAATGTTTCGTCGTTAAGCATCAAAGCTATTACACAATAGCCCACTATGTCTCGTAGCGTATCAAGCAACGATTCATTTTGTGCTTTAGATTTTTTGGATTTAAGATTATTTAAACGCTCAATCTTGTCGGACAAACGCACAAGGACGCCCTTAAGACCAAATGCTGTTATGTTGCCATGACCATAATCATGTTGTTTAGATACCAACAAAGAACACATTTCGCCAGAATCCCAAACACCGCGTAAACGTAATTCTTGAATTGCTTCAATACCTATTTCGGTCCACAACAAAGACACAGGTAAATCGTCGCTGTCAAACAAACATTTTTTTGCCGATTCGCAAAGACGCATAAGTTTTGCGTTGTTAGTTTCCATTTCTTCTGTAGCAAATGATGCAATGTGCATAACCCATTGACTTGCTGATTGTTCCCATGTAGTCACCACTCTGACCTTCTTTCTGATTAGTGGGTGCATTGTTAATAGCTGTTGTAGTTTAGCATAGGCATTGTTCTTAAGACGCCACGCATGAGGCTTGGAAACGCCAAGGCGTTTACCAAGCTGCTCGTAAGAAAGAAACTCACTGTTAACTGCGTTCACAATGAACTGGTCCTGTTCGTCAAGCTGTTCAATGCACATTGCTACGGCTTCGCGTAGCGGTTGTAGTTCTTCTACTGATTCTTCTACCACATCGGACACAGAAAGCATTAACGCTTCCATCGCCGTTTGTGGACGCTGTTTATTTAAATAAGTAGATGAAAAGACGTAATTGTCTTGGGGAATGTCATTCTTTGACATCGTCGTATGCGGAATCGTAGAGGAGTTGTGAAACTTCCTCTGGCAACAACAAATAACCCTTCGCTGGATTATTTGTGCCTTCCGCAAACAACCTAATTCTTGACTTTGGTAACATTTTTATATAACGCTTTAATCTTTCCGTGGACACCACTATCATTGCTTGGTTCATAGTATACACATAAACCCACCACTCTGCTTCGGTTATCATAATGCCTGACGGTTTCCACCCATGTTTACGAGGGTTTTGGGCTATTTCTACCACCATTTTCCCGTTGCGATACCGGTCAGATTTGACTTCAAATGACCCATTAACAATTCCTTGCAGGAATTGTTTAACTTGGTCTTCGCCCTGTTTGCCAAACTCTAAATCTTTTTTAAAGTTTGGTTTAGGAATATCCCATCTTGACTCTTTCATTTTTTCCTCAATTCCAAACTGATGATTTGTTTGTCGTCTGTATACGCTACACCATTCAACGCATCAAGTATGGCTTTAGCATAATTATCAATATCGCCACGCAATTTAGATGGATTACGTTTGGGTTTCAACTCTTTAATAGTTATTTCTGTTTTGTCTTTATCAAACACAAGTGTGATATGTAGCGGTCCTTCAGCAAACGCAACACCCGAATATGCTTCTGAAATTTTTTTCTCGTATTCTCTGGTTTCTTTAGGTGTGTAAGTATGGCCAGAACGAGTGCTACGAGGACGTTGTTTAGAACGTGGTTTAATGTTGAAAGTCTGTTTGTGTATCATTCGCCGTATACGTCAGCAATAATTTTTGTTAAATGAATTTCTCCATCAACTCTGGCATAAAATTTACCCCATTGCATATCTGCACGTTTAAGCACCCCGTATGCGAGGGGTGCTGGTAACCCATCAGACCTAAGACGATAAGCAAAACGCACCAACGTACTTGAACGGTCAGAACCTTTTAATGGTCCTTCAGCCAACATTCGATACGTATAAGGATTCAACACCGTTTTTGCAACCTCTAAAGCCATTGCTTCTGTGTCCGTATTGAAAACAGCAGGCTGTTTGGGAACGTACAATTCGGCTAAAGGCTCTAACAAACTTGTTGACGTTCTATTATTTGTTGCATCAACAACAAACTTTTCAAGCGATATCGGATTATTATTTCCATCCAGCATAAAACGTTGTTTATTTAACTCAAATAACGCACCAGGATAAGGTAGGCGTACATAGTTGCCATAACCTGACGCAACTTCTTGTTTGGGATTTATTTCTTTTGCTGGAACTTTAACTGCTGCATGGGCGGCGAGTAAAGCTCGCCGCATAATTTTTGCGTCCACAGGTGCTTCAGCAAACACCCAAACATGGAAACCTTTAACAGTTTGCTCAACCCAACTTTTGATATTTTTTATTTGCAAAGCTAGTTGCAAATTTAAAGCCTGGTCTATGTCGTTTACATCAATATCTGAACACCCCCACCAAACAGTACTGTTTTCCATCATTGGGTAAATACCAATATATTCTTGACCCCATAAATGTTTTGTGAACGAACCAAGAGTAACAGGCTGTTTAATACAGCCACCTTCCCATGAACCATACACATCTGTGCGACCCGCGAACAGTTCGGCAAATAATTGTGTTGTATTAGAATTGTTGTCCATGAAGATTTCTTAAATACTGTTTGGGCAAATCACCATTATGCAACGGTGTTAATTTGCCGGTTGCTAAGTCTATTTCATAATCAATATCATCAACAAGTTGACCCGCTGGACGTTTGTTTTTCAACAAACTTACAGTCACCGTGTATTCGTGAATACGCAAATTATAACGCAACTCATCTAAACGTTCAATAAGTCGTTCAGAATGTGCACGGTCAAGTTTAAGATTTAATTCATTTATTTCAGCGATAATAGAATATTTTTTGCGCCTAACACCAATAATAGAAGTTGCTTGTTGTTCGCCACCATAAGCACCCGAAGACATACTCAGTTTTTTGCCTTCATCACCTGAACCACGCGAAGTTTGATGCAACACCAACATTGGTATGTCATGTCTTCTACCAAATGATTTCAAAAATGTTGCTTTATCTGGCACAGTTTCACCAGCATCCACCAAGTCAAGATAGTCAACAACTACAAGGTCGGGTATTTGACCCCACACATCACACACTTCATTGTATGCGCGTTCCATATCAAGAGCATTTAAAGGCTGGTCAAATACAGTTAAGTTTGGGAAATCTTCTTCAGCCGTCTGTCTCAATAAATCAATGGCTTCTTGGTCGTCAGACGCAACACGATGTTCAAGTTCTCGTGCATCAATGTTGTGTCTAATGCACGTTAATTTAGTCAAAATAAGTTGACGTGGTTCATCCGGAATAAACAAGGCCACATGTTTATCGCGATTAAATTGCAACGAATGCAACAACATTAAAGTTTTACCACCATGCGAATAGCCAATCATCATCGCTAATTCACCAGACGCAATGCCTCGCATCTCCGTATCTATTTGTTGCAACCCTAAATGAATTCGTTCTTGTGGACTTTGAGCCCAACGAACAAACGAATGTGCAGCTTCAGCCAAAGGTTCATACATTCTGTATTCTGTAGGTGGGCTTACAGTTAAAGAGTCAGGCACCTCATCTGGAGTTGCCTGACCCTCTACCGTATTCCAACCCGCAGAAATTTGTTCTGCGGTCAATTTCATTATCGTGTTCTTGGTGCCCAGTAAGCTTTATCGGCATCAACGGCTTTGAACCAAGGCCGTTTAGGGTTAACAGACAAACCGTCACGATTGTCGTACACCTTAGTTACACCATCGCGCTTACATGCTTTGATAAGCCAATCTGGCAAATCACCATGTTGTTTTCCAACAATCTGCAACGACCCAATTTCACGGCCTTGAGAACCGTTTTCGGAATTACCCGAAATAGTCGTTGCATTAAATGTTTCTTTTGCCATTTCATAAATTTTTGCATCGTTTGATGTTGATTGTGCGTCAATTGATTCAAAAATAATTTCTTTTACACTTGTAAACAAAGCAGCAAATTCTCCGAGTTTCAAATCGGTTTCTGCTGTTTTGTCAACCAAATCAGCCGCAATTTTGGCGGCAACTTGGGTAATAATTGCTCTATCTTTATCCATTGTTATCTCCTATTTCGTTGTCGGGCTCACTTATGTGAGCCCCTTTGCATATTGACCACCATGGACACCAGCGTTGCGAACACAGGTAATGTTGGTCATTTATTAGCCAACGTTCATCCGTTGGCGAATCCTTATCTTTCATCATAGCACATGCTGTCGCAACAGCTGATGCAGCTTGTTTAATAACAAAATCAAAATGCGCTTTAGTGCGATTCACCGAAACAATTTGACCATAATGATTATTGACTCTTATCATTACACCAAATTTAAAAATAGAATCTTCACGCAACACCCCAAGTTTTGCTCCAGCATAACTATAAATAGAAGACTGAATATCTTGAGTTTGTTTTTCTAAAATAGAATATTTACGGGCAGCTGTTTTCCAATCCCAAATACCATTTTCATGCAAATAATCCATAGTCCCTTCAAACCACAATTCCATACCATTTACCAATGTGTTAGTTGGTACAGCAAAAGGCACTTCTGAATTACCACCAATAGGGACTTTAGGGTAAATGTCTTTAACCCAAGCTTCTGTTAAACCCAACACATGGTTATGCCATGAATCAGGATTTACATTAGTGTGGTTTACACCAACACTTTCAAGTTCTTTAAATTTAATAAGCGAAATTTCGGGGGCATCTTTTACGGACACACCTTTAGCTAACACAGCTTCAATGCCCGCGTGCACAGCAGTACCAATAGCGGCACTATCGTTTTGCGTTTTAAACTCGGGTTGCACGACTGCAAGTCGTGCTCTTTCCGGACACAACAACATATCTTTCAACCAGGATTGTCTAACAAAAACCCTGTTTGTTTCTTTGTCAATTCTCATTAGACCCTTCCTTAAACCGTTTCTGAACCTTACCACGCCGACCCTTCGGTTGGCGTGGTACTTCTTCTTGTGTACGTCCCCCCGCTATCAGGTCTCCGCTGCCCCCCTGAAGGGGGATTATATAAAAACACATTTGTGTACGGTCTGTCAAGGATTTAGGTTCAACACCAATACCCCACACTACATTCGCCATGGAAGCCACCCATTACCGTGTTTTTCATTAGCATAAAGCCATATTAAACGCGCTGACAACAAGTTAATTCGAGGCTGAAACAACTGTTCACAGTTCTCCAACACCCCAAAAGCCTGCAAGTATCCAGACGGATACAAATCAGATGGTTTACACCAAAAAGCATTAATTTGCATAAGGCCATACGAACCACCATTTGGGTCTTCGCTATAATGAACAGCCGTATAACAACGAGATTCTCGGTGCATAATTTGGTCAAGCATTGCCAAATCTTTTTCTTGCCAACCTGTGTCAGCAGCCAACTGTGCCCATTGAGGACATAACATATTATTTGGCAATTTAATAATATCTTTTGGTACAATAAAAACAGGCTCAACCGGCTCAACAACCACATCAAAAGATGTGGTTGTTTCATTAGGTGGTCTTGGAACAGCGTTGCTGTAATTTGCAAGTTTAGGCGGTGTCAAAAACCAAACAACACCCGCAACACATACAGCACCTATAATAAATCGTTTCAACATTTTTGACTCCTAATCAAATAGACGTTTTCTGGGTTTACGTTCAGAACCAAATACAACACCACCCCAAACACCTATACAATGATGTTTGTAAGCAAAGTTGTAACATTCTTTTTGAACTTTACATTCACTGCAAATTTGTTTAGCGTTATAAACATTTGTGCCAGGACCACTAGGAATTTTACCTTTAGAAACCGCAGGAAAAAACCATTCACTGGGACAATTTTTGCAGTTAGCATTAGCATAAATAGGTGTTAACTCATCAAACATTTCTTCACTAAGTATTTGTTCATGTTTTGTTTTATCCATCACCAACCACCCATTTCTATAAATGATTTACCACCAATATCCCAACCTGCGTCGCGAAGCAGTTGCGACATTATCTCGCAACCAGCTTCACGAACATAAGAACGGAACAGTTCTTCTATGTCTTCCAACGCAATTGCTTGCATCACACCTTTGAGGTGTGGCATACATTGTTCTGCGTCACTTAATTCAAACCCAACGCTTATTGCTGTCATGATATCTCCTTTAGTGTTTTGTGATTTGGTTAATCATGAATATTGTTGCTGCAATAAACACGATTACTCCGATTGTGAACGTCATGGCATTTCCTTTATTTGTTCTTTCAACCATACCGTGCATCTTTCGGCCCATAAATTTATTTCAAACAATTCATCATCATCGTATGGGCGACCTGGCGATTCATAATCGCCAAGTGTTTCTTGTAGATAATCAATTAATCCAAGTATGTCATTTTTTGTTGTTGTCATTTGTTTTTTCCTTGTCTATGTGTTCAACGACATCACGGAACTTGGTTGCGTAACGATTGAAAATAATATTTATTTCTTGGTCCGTAAACACAACACCCTTATCTGCGAACACAGAAACAAATTCATTAATGACATTAGTTTGTTTAACTTCATTATCGTATTCTTTTGTTTTGTCACTCATTGATACTCCTCAACTTCTACATGTTCTTTGTTGTAATATCTACCTTCAATCAGGTAAATATGTCCATCAAGACGCAACATATCTAACCTAATTTTTGTTTCACTCATTTTCAATCGGTCATCAGACCTAGCACACTCAACAAGCGTCAAACCATGTTCTGAATTAGAAATACGTTCAAACAACTCCCGCATATGCAAACTGATGGTTTCCAACATATTTAATTTATTTACATATTGCCGATGATAATGTTTTGCATCAGTATAATTTTTTACTTTAATAATCATTACACATCACTTTCTATCCCAATTTCATTTTGAAGCCGAGCTGTAACACGCTCAACAGTTTCATCAATTGCACCCACAGTCACATTGTTGATAGCCCGTTGCAACAAAGTATTAAAACGCGCATCATCCATCAACATCCCAACAACTTGAGTTTTGATAGAATCAACAAGATATGTATAATTAATATTGTTTGCAATTGCGCCATAAAGATTGTTGCCGAATGGTGAATCTTCCAACAATTTTTCCATAATTGACTGACCGATATCAGAAGCCAACCCATTTGCAATCATCAAATCCACCCTATTTTGAGTATTTGCGTCCACAATTGCAGCAACTTCCGAAACCATTCTTCCATAAGATTCAACATCAACCTCAAACCTAACTTCACCTTCTGATTGAATTCTAAACGGCATTACTTACCTCCTTGTTTATTTAAATAAATTTCATACACAGCTAAATCCACAAAAATTTTTTCCCAATTTTTATCTTTACGAGCAACCTTGCGACGCAACTTTTTGCGTCGCTTATGATTAAGGCCACCATTTTTCTTTTTAGACATAAACACTCCCATCAATTTTTGGTACATCAACTAAACCATTTTTAACGCCATACCTAGACGACTGTGCATCACCCCAATAGAAATAACTTTGACCATACTCGTAATGTTCCCAACAATTACAAGTATCACCACCACAAGCCATACATTTTCTACACTCACCACAATGAGTCGCAGAAAACTCATCAAGAGGGTCATAAAAATACATAGCACCACAATTGTGACACGTAGCTTTAGCTGGCAAATCAGGCAAATATTCAGTAAAAGTTTTAATAACCTCAAGAGTTATACCATCCGGATACAACTCATCTTCCAAATACTCTTGAACCTCATTCCAATTATTGTCATCATAATCATCAACTTCAGCCAAAGAAGCTTGCTGTGGTAAACTTAAATCATCATCCCATCCATCACCATAATAATCATCACTCAACCAAGCAGACTTATATGACGAACCATAACCATGCGCATAACCGCTGTAAGCGTTATACGATGTGTACGTAAAAGTTTTGTATGAAGAATTAGAAAACCAAACATCATCAACCCAATGACCCAAAGACTCATTAATTATGTAATAATCAAATTTAGTATTAGGGTCAGCAGACAAAATAACAATTTTGTTACCAGCAGCCCATTCGGCTACAGCATCAAAATCCGCTTGATTATCTAACGCTTGCACACCACCAATAGCTGGCAAAACTAACTCTGCAAACATACGAGTATCAGAACGATTATCGTTAGCTGGCATAGCCAACGGCAAAATGCCGTTGTGCGCAAGCACAGCTTTACCATCATTAACAACAAAAGGATGACAATTATCAATATTTGTTGTTCCATGAGTAGCAATCCTGAAATGCCACAAAGCAACACCAGAATACGTTTTACGCAAATCCTCCCATCTCAACCACAATTTACCAAAATCCATATCCTTATCATGAATAATCCCAAAATGAGTATGAATAGCAAAACCAAAACCATCAGGATTACTGATAGCAGCTTTTTTTGCATGCTCATACTTCAACTCAGCATTTTCTTTAATAAAAGTTAACAAACACATAAAATTACCTTTCTATTTATCATCCGATATATCTTCCCAACCAACAGGTTTACTAACCACACGACGTTTATGCAAACGCTCAACAAAATGCGGATACAAACCAGCATTATCATGAGCAAACTCAGAGAAAACATCAAACTGATACAAAGCATTACGCTTAATAATTGTTTGATAATCCAACTCTTTTGTGAACGCCCACAAACAATGCGTAAACTCAAAATAAGAAATCAAAGTTTCAAAACGCAAAGACGGCTTAAAAATACGCAACTCATGCGTATTACAATTAGAACGATTAACCGCAAGATTACGTTCCATAGGACCAGGAACATAACCACCATCTTTACGCACACCCTTAACAACCTCAAGAATATTAGGTTTATTATCATTCCAATAATCACTACGAACATTAATAAACGACTCAAGATTAAACCGAGCATACTCAGAATTCCTACCAACAAACTTAACCAACTTAGCTTTATTCCTAAAAATAAAATAAATAAACTTCATCTCATGCTTAGCATTAACAAAACTCTTTTTCTCAATATGAATATGGAAACCACAATTGGAAGCATCCCACGCACGCCAACCAGCTTTACGCATATCTTTAACAGCAGACTGCCAATCCTCTGAATGATTATGCACATAATCAAGTTCCATAGCATGACTAACCATTTCAAAACCATTATGAATACTGCAATCATCCTTGCAATAAATAAGACCATTAGTACGACTAGTAATTAACTCAGCCCACTCATACCTGTTTTCATCTTCAGGACACTCACCTTCCAACTCGCAACCCATATAAGGACGATTCAAGACAAGACCTTTATAATTAAAAGTTTCAGGTTTAAATCCATGATTACCATCATCATGATAAAAACGTGTACGAGGTTTAGTGCTATAACTCAAAATAGAACCAGATTCATTTTCAAACGGCTCATCTTCACTTTCAAAAGAATGTTCATAACATGATTCACACCGAACATCATCTTCGTCATAATTAAAAAACCTAGAAGCAATAGGAATATCATCACCACAATCACAACAAGTTAAATCAGGATTATCTCTATTAATAGGCATACATTCCTTTCTGAACAGTTGATATAAACAAATAACATGAAGAGCGAAGCGCCCTACGCGAAAGCGGGGGCGCGAAGCTCAAAAACAGATTTAAACAAACAAAAAAACGCAACACCCGAATCTTGCACAAACCCAGGCAAAAAATAAAAAAATGCAACACCCGAACAATTGAAACCCGGACCGAAAACATGTGACCAGAACCCGTTAGAGGCTCTGGTGTTGGTGTTGGTGTTTCCCAAGCGACAATCGTGCGGGATATAGTGGCGCGTATTGTCGCTGTCAAATACAAAAAAATCTTATTTTTTTTATTTGACCCAAAGCGACAATGACGAAAACCGCAGTTTTCCATTTGTTTTAGAAACGAAATGAGAGAGCCCTTCACGGGCCCTCTCACTTCGCAGAGTTGCATTACTTAGCTACCGAAGTACCAGCAACCAAACCAACTCTCTTACCAACGTTATTGATAGTGCCAGCAAGATTTACTCGCTGCTGAGGATTACTCAACGAAACCTCAATACCATCTTTAACATAACTACGCTTCAGCGGACCAGTACCAATGACATGTTCAACCTCAAGAATTGAACCTTCCTCAATACCCAACTGAGCAATCAACGCAGGTTTCATATACTCAAACTGACTCACACCGTTTTGCAACTGGAATGTGACAGCACAATCACCATACTGACCTGGTTGAGATATCTTATACACAGTTAACTTTGTCCAATTTTCCATTACCTTCTCCTTTATTGATATGTTGATATGTTTATTACTAACAGCGTTTTGAGCGCTCGCGCGTGCGTGGGCGCTCAAAACGCGTCTATGTGTTTCACCACATTGACATTCTCTATTTACGGGAACATACCAATGTGTACGTTCACATAAAACTTCATTACTAGACTGCGCAGCAATAGTGCCCTCACGCTCATGTTGAGAATCAGGTTCACCTGACATATTCAACATAGGACGCAACTCATCAGGGTCAGTCCCCGACTCGTCACCACGCATATCAATTTCTAACGCAATATCAGACTCAGGTTCCTGAACCACACCATAATCATCAAGTGACTTAGGTTCAGCAGGTTCCAACAATCTTTCTAACGGAATATACACAGACTTCATAACCCTCCATCTATAGTCAAGTGAACCGTGCGCGCGTATGCGTGCGCACGGTTCACGACAACCACTAGTAATAAATAACGTCAGATTGCGAATAATGATAATCAAAAATAAGAACAGCCAACTGCGCTGGACTCATCTGACGCAAATCATCGCTATCATTTTCCCACTTACACATAACAGTGTCAACTGCCAAGTCACGCAAAGCCTGTACTTGAGCAAGTTGCTTACTGTACTTTTCATAAATATGTTCATCAAGATGACCACAAACATTATTACGCATTCTCGCAGTCTCAGCATCCGTCGGAAACGGATACACAAAACCAGGAGCATTAGTCGCATAGATACCACTAACTGTGTCTAAAAAAGACATAACTTTCCTTTCATGTACGGTTGATAATGACAGAAGAAAGAGCAAGGAAATTCATTCCAAACCTCTCTTCACAAAAAAGAAAACAAACAACAACCCATACCTCCCACAAACATAAACATTCCTCTGTCGCTCGGTTGGGTGCACGCAGCGTTGGTTTGGTTTTGTTTTGTTTTGGTGTTGGTGCTGTTGGTTGTTGTTGTGCGCACACATGAACCCAGGGAGGGGGATAGCAGGGGGGGTACGTACCTACTTACACATACCACCGGCACAAGCCAGAGCCATCTGGACTATTTTTTAAAAGTGGGGGTACCTAGCAAACAAATAGGGTGCCTTAAAAATTTTTATAGTGTTTGTAGATTTGTTTCGCGCCGTTTTACCTTTGCCACACAGGCTTTTGCGCAATATAGGATACCTTTGTATTCGCGGATTATGGCGCGTTTTGTTTTTTTGCCGCATTCTGAGCAAACGTGGTTTGTGTCTGGTGTCAAACCAACGTAGAGTGTTGGTTTGCCGTAGTCTTCTTTGGGTGCTACGGGTGTGCTGGTGCTTCGTTTGGCTGGTTTTTTGCCGGCCATTATCTGTAGTTTCTAGTTTTTTGTGCAACTTTTTTGGGTTGGGCAACGAACTGTTTGCCTTTGGCGTTGCCTCGTGCTTTGGCTGTGTTTGTGGCACGTTTTTCGGCTGGGGTTAGTGCGTTCCATGCTGCGTCTGGTAGATAACGTTTTTTGCCTTTAGACGGTTTGCCGTCTGAGGTGCGCCATTTTTGGTTTGTCCAGTTTTTTAGGGACTTTTGGGGTTTGGCTAGTGCCATTAGTTTTTGTATCCGCCGCCAGCTTTTTTGTATTCGCTGGCTAGGAGTTGTGCTTTGCGGGCTGACCATTCACCGGGGTCGCCACCTTTTGACCCTGCTTTGATTTTGTTGAATAGCCGTTTGCGTAGGGCTGGTTTTGTGTAGTTGCCTGCTGCGTTTACTGGCATTAACAGTTCCATTTCTTGAGTGCTAATGCTTTGCGTGTTGGGCGACCTTTGCTGTCTTTCATTGGGCCTGGCATGCCACCCATTCTGGCGCAAAACGATTTGCGGCGTTTTGCTGCTTTGGACCCTGGTTTTAGTTTTGATGGTTTTGTTGTGACTGCCATCTTAAGTTTTGAGCCAGGGTTTTGTGCACGGTAGGACGCAACGCCTTTGGCGTTGAGTCCGCCTGTAGGGTTTTTGCCTTCTTTGCGTTGCCAGGCTGCTGTTTTAGCCACGGTGTTTTGAACCTTTCATCAGCTTGCCGTTAGGCATGCGATGATATCCTTTAGGTACTTTTTTGGCAGCTTGCTTCTTTTTTGTGTACGCCACTATTTGACTCTTTTCAGTCTTGGGTTTTTTCGTTTTGCTGCTGGGGACGCTTTGCGGGTTGCGCTAGCCAAAATGGCTCCTGCAGCTTTTTGCGAAACGCCTTGCTGTTTCGCAATCTTGTTTTGTACTGCTTTGAACCCTGGGTGCTTTTTTTGCATAACTGTCCTTAAACCTTGACTTGTGTACGTTCAACCGCTTGCGCCAGAGGCGCCGCGGTTGCACCAGTTGGGGAAACCGGGTTTTTCCGTTTCCCCCCCTATAGTCCCCCCCAGACCGTTACATGTAACAAACAGAACATCTATTGATGGCAATAGAAGAAGCAACGCTCACAGTTGCACAACAAAATTATCTTGACTGGCTGTGCACCGCTCCCTCGGAGCGGGTGCCAGCCTCCAAAGCAAAGTACGCCATAGAACACCAAGTGGACGAAACCACCCTACGACGCTGGCAAAAAAAAGAAGTGTTCGTCAACGAATGGAAGAAACGGGTAGACGACATCCAAGGCTCACCAGAGCGTACACAAAAGCTTCTGGACACACTTTACAACAAAGCCCTAGAAGGTGACACCAAGTCAGCCCAACTTTACCTACAGGCCACCAACCGTATGTTGCCACCTACGGTAACGGTTAACTCTAATAAGAAGGCAACGGAGTTGTCCGACTCTGAGCTCGATGAACTTATTGGACAGATTGCTGCCCATGAGAAGTCGCGACGTAATTTTAAGGTGGTGTAATGGCTAAACCAGCAACTCAAAATTTAACTATTGTTCGTGGGGATACTGAGGTTATTGTTATTAATTTGACTTCAGATACTTCTGCGCCAATCAATGTTTCTGGGCGTACTTATCGTGCACAGATTCGTGACGAGAAAGATTCTTCTTCAATTGCGGCAAGTTTTTCTTGCGCAATTACTAATGCCGTAAATGGTGAAATTACTTGTACTTTGACTGCGGCTCATTCTGCGGCTTTGAGTGCTGGAACGAAGTATTGGGATTTTGAAGAAACGAACGGTTCTGTTGTCACAACAATTTTGGCTGGTTCTGTTAATGTTTTGGCCGATGTAACACGCTAATGGCTATTGTTGCCGTAACGGTTCGCCGTAGCACCGAATCTAACAGCACTATCACTAATGCCGTTGTTTCGATTGTTTCTACGGCAAATATTGGTCCAACTGGTGTTCAAGGTGCACAGGGTCCTCAGGGTAGTGTTGGTCCTCAAGGTTCGCAGGGTGCTGTTGGTGCTCAGGGTTCTCAAGGGTCTCAAGGTGCTCAGGGCGCTACGGGTTCACAGGGTCCTCAGGGTGTTCAAGGTTCGGTAGGACCACAGGGTGCGCAAGGGAATACAGGTCCGCAGGGGACTACTGGTTCTCAAGGTTTTACTGGCGCTCAAGGCGCCACAGGTCCACAAGGAGCAACTGGCCCACAAGGAGCAACAGGTGCGCAAGGTGTTATTGGCCCTCAAGGACCACAAGGTTTTACTGGTCCACAAGGTTCCACAGGTCCTCAAGGGTCACAGGGTCCTCAAGGTGCTACAGGTGCAGATAGTACGGTAGTTGGTCCGCAGGGTCCGCAAGGCGCTCAAGGAGCGCAAGGTGCCGCTGGTCCTCAAGGTGTTGCTGGTCCCCAAGGAGCTACAGGACCACAAGGTGCACAAGGTTCCCAAGGGGTAACAGGACCCCAAGGGGCTGTAGGCCCTCAAGGGGCAACAGGACCTCAGGGAGCAACAGGACCCCAAGGGGCAATAGGACCTCAGGGCGATACAGGACCTCAGGGGACTACAGGTGCGCAGGGTGCTCAAGGCCCTCAGGGTGCTGATGGTGGGTCACAACTTACAACCAAAGGTGACTTACTAACTCGTAACGGCGGTTCTTTAGTTCGTCTTCCTGTTGGTGCTACGAACGGTCATATGTTGACAGTTGATTCAACTGCGGCAACTGGTTTAGCGTGGGGTACTGTTCCTGCATCCACAATTACTAGCGCAATGATTGTGGATGGCACAATTGTGAACGCCGACATCGATGCTTCTGCCGCTATTGATAAAACAAAGATTTCCGGAACTGCTATTACTGCTGCCGATACTGGAACAGTTACCTCAACAATGATTGCAGATGGAACTATTGTTAATGCCAATATTAATGCTGCGGCGGCAATTGCTTACAGCAAACTTAGTCTTAATAACTCTATTGTGGCTGGAGATATTACAGCTGGAGCAGTTACGGCAACAAAACTGGCCAACACAGCTGTTTCTGCTGGTTCGTACACCACAGCAAATATTACTGTTGACGCTCAAGGACGTTTAACGGCTGCATCTAACGGCACAGCGGCACAAGCTACGGACAGCGACCAAAACGTTTTAGCTAACGCAATTTTTAATTAGTATATTTATTAAATGATTAGTGTTGTTACGGCAACTTACAACACACCTCCTGGTGTGTTGGCTCGCACCTGGGCTTCGCTCAAGGCACAAACATTTACTGATTGGGAGTGGGTTGTTTGGGATGATTCAACCAATGATGATGTGTGGCGACAACTTTACGGATTTGCTTCAGATGAAAGATATAAAATAGTTTTTCATAAAAGCCATGTTCATTCGGGTTCAATAGGTCAGGTAAAACGAAAAGCGTTTATGGTTGCCGAAGGCGATATTTTGGTTGAGTTGGACCACGATGACGAATTGATGCCTGATTGTTTGCAAAAAGTTGCTGAAGCTTTTAAAGATTTTTCGGTTGGTTTTGTTTATTCGGATTGGTGTGAAATATTGCCAGATGGACAGTCTGGTGTTTACCCCAAAGGCTGGGCCTTTGGGTATGGTTCCGAATATTGGTCTAATGAACACGGTGTTTGGGTTATGTCTGCACCAGAACTTAATCCAAAAACTTTACGACACATTGTTTCGGCACCAAACCATGTGCGATGTTGGCGGGCAAATGTTTATCGCGAAATTGGTGGACATAACCCTGATTTGCCGATTGCTGATGATTATGATTTGTTTGTCCGAACATATCTTAAAACCCGATGTTTGCATATTCCCGAGTTGCTTTATAAGCAGCATATTGGCGGACATACTGCCCAAAGACAAAAAAATGACTTAATTCAGAACTTGGTTAACGAAATTGTAGCCAAATACGGCGATTTATTGCCCCATGTAACGCCTGACGTTTGATATAGGAGATAACAATGGCAACTTTTACAAAATTGGCTTTACAACCAGCAGGTACTACCGGTACAGGTTTGGCTGTTAAGGTTGCTGCAACCGCTACTGCGGGTACAGCAATCCATACTGCATCCACAACAACAACCACAATTGATGAGATTTGGTTGTATGCAGTAAACACTTCTGCATCATCGGTCAAATTGACGATTGAATGGGGCGAAGCAACTGCACCTGATGGCAACATTGAATTAACAGTTCAACCCGAAGCAGGTTTAGTAACTGTAATCCCTGGGCTTTTGTTGCAAGGTAACGCTACGGCAAAAGTTGTTCGTGCTTTTGCGGCGACTGCGAATGTGATTTGTATTCACGGGTTCGTTAATAGAATTACGGTTTAACTATGCCGAACAGGCGTGAACTCGGATATGTAAGTGCTGGAAGCACAAGCACTATTGTTGCTACTACGGGTTATGGTGTGGCGACTGGTGGCACTTCAAGTTCTATAACTGTTTCTGGCGAGAACTATACGCTGCTTACTTTTACTTCGTCAGGCACTTTGACTGTTACTTCTGCAGGTTTATTTGATGTTCTTGCAATTTCGGGCGGGTCATCAGGTGACGGTGTAGGTGGTTTTGGCGGCGGCGGCGGCGGCGGCGTCATCGCTCAACAAACAGTTTATTTGTCAACAAATCAAACAGTAACCGTTGGCGCAGGCGGCGCTACAACTACAAGTTATCAGGCTAACGCTTACGGTTCTTATTCAGGCATTGGAACAAGTTCAATTAATAGTTTATTAACTGGTGATGCGATGACAAATCTTGACGGTTCTGCAACTTGCACCAATCAAAGTTTTGGTGGTGGTCGTGGTTCAGGTTATGGTGGCACACGAACTTCGACAGCAACAGAAAATTACACAGGTTTCCGTGGCGGTAACGGCGTAACTGACGCAGCAGGTGGTGGCGGTGGCTATTCTGCTCGTGGCGCAAATGGTAGTGGCACAACGGGCGGTGCTGGCGGTGCAGGTTACGATGTCAGCGCATTCATCGGTGGTTCAGCACTTTATAAAGCAGCAGGCGGTGGCGGTCGTGGTTCGGGCGCTGGCGGTGCTGGCGGTTCAGGTGTTGGCGGTGCAGGTGGCACAACAACTGGCACAGCAGCAGCAGCAAACACAGGTTCAGGTGGTGGCGGTTCAGTAAACGGCACAGCAGGCGGACTTGGTGGTTCAGGAATCGTTTATGTCAGGTTCAAGGTTTAATTATGGCACATTTCGCAAGAATCCAAGATGGTAAAGTTGCACAAGTAATCGTTATTGCTAACTCTGATTGTGGCGGTGGCGAGTTTCCCGACAGCGAATCTGTTGGTCAAGAGTTTATTGCGTCAATTGGTTTGACGGGCGAATGGAAACAAACAAGTTATTCAAGTTCATTTCGTTCAAAATTTGCTGGAATTAATGACATTTGGAATGGCACAGATTTTGTTGCGCCTGTTAGCCCTGATATCGAGAGTGAGGTTTAGTTATGGCTGCAAGGTTGATGGGTTATGTTTCGGCAAGCAACACACCGACAGTAGTTAATCCAACTCTTTCGTATAAGTATCATGTTTTTACTTCGTCAGGCACTTTGACAGTTACTACAGGCGGTGCTATGGAAGCACTTGTTTGTAGCGGTGGTGGCGGTGGCGGCACAAGAATTGGCGGCGGCGGTGGTGGCGGTTCAATCACAGGGTTCGTTCCCGTGGGCACAATTTCAACTAATCAAACGGTAACGGTTGGTGCAGGTGGTACAGGTTCAACAACAATAGATGTTCGTGGAACTGATGGTGGCATCTCTAGTTTTGCGTCAATAACCACAAATTTGGGTGGCGGTGGCGGTGGTAGCGGAACTGCATCAAGCACAACAAACCTAAGTGGTAGTAACGGTGGTTCGGGTGGCGGTGTTGGTGGTTATGTCAATTTAGGGACAGCAGGCACAGGCATAGGAACTTTTGCAAGAGCAGGCGGCGAAGAAGGCGTAACTGCCCCAACTTATTATGGTTCAGGTGCAGGTGGCGGTGCTAGTGCGGTTGGTGGTTCAGGTAACAGCGCAACTGGCACAGGCGGCACAGGTGGCGCAGGTTTAGCAGCAACTTATTTTAACAGTAATTTGACTGCCGCTAATTTTCCGACAACTTTAACAAGTCAAGGCACTTGGTCATCAGGTGGCGGCGGCGCAAGTTACAGCACAAACGCAAACGCTCAACTTGCAAGTGGTGGCACAGGCGCAGGCGCAGGCGCGTTAGACCGAAGCGGCGCACAAGTATCGGCGGCAACTAACGCAACAATGTATGGTGCGGGTGGTGGTGGTGGTTCAGATTTTGTGTCAAGAAATGGTGGCAACGGATATCAAGGCATAGTAATTGTTAGATATTTAAGCACGGCAGGCATTGTTGCTACAGGCGGTCAAGAAGTGGTAACGGTTTAACTATGGCAACATACGCAGAAATAAACACCGACAACATTGTTGTCAATGTGATTGTCGCTGACACAGAATTTATTGCAACACAAACCGACAAAACTTATGTTGAATACACAGACGAAAACCCAGCAGGTATCGGTTACACCTATGACCCTGTTGCTGACGAGTTTGTTGCACCTGTAGTTGAAGAACCTGCCGAGCCGTAAAGTGTGGGTCGCAATCTAACAAGGTGGCTTATACCGCTACCAGCAATCCTGTTCTCGTTCTTCCCACAAACAGCAAACGCTGAAGCAACACCAGGGTTAGCAACCACCTACTACACAATCAACGAAATACCACCACTCCAATCCACCACCGAATACCCTGTCTGCGGTTCGGAAACAGAAAACAACATCAACCGCAACTACGACTACGAACTATTCGAGGACTGCACCTACGACCTGTTCATGGTCCACATGACAGGCTACATAGATATCCCTGAACATCAGACAATCGAGTTCATGCTTGCATCAGATGACGGTGGCACAATCAAAATCGGTTTAGATGAATGGGGTAACTGGAATGACCAGGGTTGCACATGGATGATGTCAGGTCCACTAGAACTAGAAGCAGGTAGCCAGCCTTTAGAACTATGGATGTACGAGAACGGCGGCGCAGCCTGCCTGATGCTTGCATGGAAAATAGATAACGGCGACTGGACAATCGTGCCAGACGAAGCGTTTACAACTAGCGCAGTTTCGCAGACAACTTCAACAACAACTTCAACAACCACATCCTCAACGACCACAACAACTTCGACATCTACGACAACCCTTCCCACATCAACGACCACAACCAGCGAACCAATTCAGACAAGCACAACCACATCAACTGCAGATACCACGACAACAACAACCACAACAACTTCAACGACTGTTCCCCAAACGACAACAACGACTGAAGCCCCCTATACACCGCCTCAAACAACGACAACTACTCCCACCATCGAGCCTCAACCTCAGCCCACCACACCCGAACCCGAAACCACAGTTGACGAACCCGAAACCACAGAACCAGAAACATCTACAACCGTTCCTGACGAGACTCTCCCAGAACCTGTTGAGCCTGACGAGACAACCATTCCTGAGATAACCGTTCCCTATCCCGAAGTTGAGCCTGCTCCCGACGAAACAGAACAGCCAACAGACACAACAGAGCCGCAGGAATATACAACAGAAATAACACTAATACAAGAAACGGATTCATCACCCACAACCCTACCCGAAACCGTAATCGAAATACCAGCAGATGAACCAGTCACCGACGAACAACTAGAAAAAATCCTAGACACCCTCACCGAAGCCGCACCTGAACAAATAGTCGCAGCCATCACCCAAGTCCTAGCCGCAGACATCACATCAGACCAAGCCACCCAAATAGCATCCAGCCCCGAAGTCCTAGCCGCCATCACCGAAACCCAAGCCGAACAACTATTCGAACAAATCAAAGTAGAAGAACTCACCGAAGAACAACTAGAAGCGTTCACCGAAGCAATCCAACAAGCCCCAACCAAAATCAAAAAAGCGTTCGAAAAAACCATCAACATCTTCGGCTCACAATTCGAGAACTATGTGCCAACAGGGTCAAACATCCCTGTAAAAACACGCCGAACCCTAGTAGCCGCAGGAGCCTTAATCGCCGCAATCCCATCCACTAGAATGAGACGTCAATGAAACGCATCATCACCTACATCATGGAAAACACTTGGACGTGGGTGGGCACAGGCATGGTTCTAATCACCTTGTCAGGACCTACCTTAAGACAGGCAGTTCTATTAACTGGTGCAGGTATTTTGATACACTCGCTTATATCCCTAACACAAAAGGACACAGAATGAACTCAGCAATCGCAAAAGCCCTCGACCTCGGACAACGCCTCGTGTCGCTGTTCATCGCATCAGCGTTACCAATCATCACAGGTGGAGCAATCCTCGGCGTAGATGTGGTCAAGTCGGCTGGTGTTGCTGGACTTACAGCCCTGTTCGGTGTTGTACAGAAACTTGCAGCAGCCTCAGTTGATGGCGAGTTGACCTCGGAAGAAATTGCGGCAGCGTTCGGCACACCGAAGAAGAAGGCAAAATAATGTCAAAGGGTGAAAAGTATTCTTCAAAGAAAGCGAAGATGAAGCACGAGAAGATGGAAGGTGCTAAAGAACGCATGAAAGAATACGGCAAGAAGTCTAAGAAAAAGAAATGAAACTTCCTGTAACCGAAGTTAAACTCCCTAAAGATTTGAAGGGAGCAACAAACGGGCGTTTGCCTGAAGTTCTGTTGCGTTCTATCACACCTGCAGGGAAACTGCATCATCTTGCGGCACGAGCATGGGAAGCAATGCACGCCGCCGCTATG